CAACCAGTGGAACCACTGCGGCGGGAACTCGGCTTCAGTTGCTTATTGACAATACAGGCAAAATATCCGCCGAAGGTGGAGTAGTAACGTCTACCACCAGACCAACAAATACTTGGTTTCACGCTTGTTCCGTTCAGGCCAGTGCTACGAGCCATGCGGTATTCTTGAATGGCGCTGGTAAAGGTACTTCTGCAACCAGCGTTACGTTCCCAAGCGGCATGAACCGCACCAGCATTAATGCATGGAATGCGGGAGCAAACGTCGGTATTGCTGGGAACATCGCGCACGCTACGATCTGGAACGTCGCATTGGCAGACGCTGAAGTTCTGGAGTTGGCGAATGGGCTCCTCCCGACTCGGATTCGACCTCAGTCCATCATTGCCTACTGGGCTTGCGATGGACGCGACTCAGGCGAGATTGATCCTTACGGTCGGAACGATATGACCAACTACAGCAGTACGGTAAACGCAAACGTGCCGCGTATTTCCATGTCTTCATTTATTGCTTAAAGGTTGCATAACATGGCGAAATCCCCTGCATGGCAGCGCAAGGAAGGCAAAAATCCTGCGGGTGGCCTAAATGCCAAGGGTCGAGCGGCGTATAACAAGGCAAATCCCGGCAAGCCGGGGCTCAAGCGTCCGCAGCCCGAAGGCGGCTCTAGGCGAGATTCATTCTGTGCCCGTATGAGCGGTATGAAAAAGAAGCTTACCAGCGCCAAGACCGCTAACGACCCTAATAGCCGGATCAATAAATCTTTGAGAGCGTGGAAGTGCTGAGATGACCGATTTTCCGGATTCTGGCATGGGCACGCTAAATACACGTCTTCAGGTACTCCATGAGGATGTCACGGATATAAAATCCGTGCTAAAGGACTTGACTTCTGCTATTACTAAGCTTGCGCTAATTGAAGAGCGGCAGACGCAGGCTTCTGCTGCACAGGAGAGGGCTTTCAAAGCTTTAGAACGCATAGAAGATCGGGTCAACGCGTTGGAGAAACGCGTCCCGATGAATGACCACACTAACAAGTGGGTTGAACGGGTTATTACAGCAGTTATTTTGGCTTTAGTAATATCGGGGCTTAAGCAGATGGGGATTTCTTGATGCCTTCCAAATCACCCAAGCAAGCAAAACTCATGCGTGCTGTAGCTCACAATAGGGGATTTGCCAAGAAGGTTGGGGTCCCGACTTCTGTTGGTAAGGACTTCGTAAAAGCTGATAAACGTAAATTCGGGTCGGGTGCCACTAGAGCGGCGATCAATACACAAGACACACGCAAGGGCAAACTCGACCTGCCTTTTGTCAAACTAAACAAGTACGCCGGAATGGCGGAAGGAGGCGACGTGAAAGAGTCCAAGAAGATGATGAAGAAGGAGATCTCCTTCATGAAAAAGAAGGGTGCTCCCAAGAGCATGATTCGTCATGAGGAAGAGGAAATGGGCGGCAAGCCGAAGGGCAAGTTCAAGTTCAAGGGACGGATGCGGTAATGAGAAAGGGTAAGAAGTTTGCCGAAGGTGGCAGTGCCCGCAAACCGGGTATTCCTCTGCCTTCTGACCGGGCCACTGGATATCGCAGTCAGGTCGCTGATACTGGTATGACCCCGAAAGAGCGCATGAATAGCGTGCGAAATTTTGCCGGGATGATCGCTGCAAGCTCGGGTCCGGGGCTTGTTTCCAAGTTAGCATTTCCTGTAAAGCGCGCACTAAAGCCTTTATCTGAAAAAGCTAAAGCCGAGTGGTTAGCCAAGCACTTACCGGATGAAGCTGCTGCTAAAGCTGCTGCTAAAGTTGCTGCGAAAGCTGATAAGCCGCCTGTCGATATCAAGCTCTATGACCGTGCGCTGAAGAACGCTAGTTCCAAGGGGTATGGCAAGGAAGGAAATGCCGATATAGCCGCCAAGGAGTATGAAAAGCTTTGGAAGATGAAGGAAGGCGGGAAGCAGTTCCGCCAGAATTCGGCACGCATGGCCCGCGAGAAAAATCCTGAAGGTATGAAGCGCGGCGGCGGCGTAAAAAAGTACGCTCGTGGCGGCGGTGTCGAGTCCAAGGGCAAGACCAAAGGGCGGATGTGCTGATGGCTACTGAAACTCCAGAAGAACGTGCTGCGCGGCTGAAAGCTGAACGAGAAGAAGCATTGCGCCGTCGTCAAGCTGAAATGGATAAGAAAATGAAGGAAGCCGCTGAACGGTTTAAGAAAAGTCCGGAAAATGATTCCCCCGGCTACAAGAAGGGCGGCAACGTTAAGAAGTACGCTCGCGGTGGCGGTGTCGAGTCCAAGGGTAAGACCAAGGGCAGGTTCGTCTGATGCGTCCGTCGCGGGGAATGGGGGCTATGCTGCCTTCTAAAGTTCCTCGCGCCAAGCGTCGCGGGGACGACAAGCCTGTCAAGCGGTTCAAGAAAGGCGGCGAGTCCAAGGCTCAGGGTAGGCAATTTGTATCCCAGCCAAAAAGTATAAAAAACAAGGTTCGACCCTACAGAGAAAAGTAAATGGCTCTTAAGACAACTAACACTACGACGTTCAACCTCGATGTCAACGAGATCATCGAAGAGGCTTTTGAGCGTTGTGGCCAAGAACTGAGGTCGGGTTACGACTTCAGGACTGCTAGGCGGTCTTTGAACCTGATGCTCATGGAGTGGGCGAATCGGGGCGTCAATCTTTGGACAGTAGAGCAGGGCGAGATCATCCTCACTCCGGGCGTAGGAATTTACAATATTCCTGTAGATACTGTAGATTTGCTTGACCATGTGATCCGTACAGGATCGGGTCAGAACCAGATTGATATCACGATCTCCCGTATCTCCGGCAGTGTCTACGCGGCGATCCCCAATAAGAACGCCACTGGGCGACCTATTCAGGTCTGGATCAACCGTCAGACCGGCGCGACTAACGCCAACAACACGGTAGAGTACCCTGAAGTTCATATCTGGCCCCTGCCGGATAACTCCACCTGTTATAACTTTGTATACTGGCGCTTGAGGCGGATGTTCGACGCTGGAGGGGGTACTAACGGGCAGGATATCCCGTTCCGGTTTATGCCTTGCATGATTGCAGGCTTGGCGTACCACCTTGCGCTCAAACTCCCCGGATCGGACGTTCGCATTCCTATGCTCAAGGTAATGTACGATGAGGCTTGGCAGGCCGCTGCAGATGAAGACCGGGATAAGTCACCCCTACGGTTCGTCCCCCGACAGAGCTTTCTGCGGTAGCCCATGAGTAATAGGTTTTCCTCTGGTCGTCACTCTATCGCCGCGTGCGATGTTTGTGGTTTCCGGTTCAAATTGGGAGACCTTAAAGCACTCGTAATCAAGACCAAGAACACTAATATTTTGGCCTGTCAGGAATGCTGGTCTCCGGATCACCCGCAGTTGCAGTTGGGTATGTACCCAGTTGATGACCCTCAAGCGGTGCGAAATCCGCGTCCTGATACGGGGTATTACGGCACTGGGAATGATGGCGCAGGCGGCAGTAGAGATATAAACTGGGGCTGGGCACCTGTTGGTGGGGGGAATGCTAGCGTAGCGCCCTCGTTACCCAATCCTCTTGTTGGAACCGCCCAGATGGGCAGTGTGACAATTCAGACCACGTAGGAGATTAGCATGGACAAGATGAAGAGCATCGCTGGCAAGGCGGTCAAGGGACACGAAAAGAGGATGCACGGCATGAAGGCCGGTGGGCCGACCTCGAAGGACCGTATGAACTACGGTAAGAACATGGCGCGGGTCATGAACCAGCGCAGCCCGACCAAGGCGAGGGGCAAGTAATGAAGTATCGTGAACCCAAGAGCGTTCCGGTCATCCCCGGCTCCGGTGGGGGCGGCTACCCGCAGACTGATATCGGCAAGGACGGCGTCATGGTCAAAGGACGCTGGATGTCCGGTGTTGGCCAGAAGTCCTACATGGAAGCGCGTGGCGGCGGTGCGGCGACGAAGGGCAAGAAATTCCTCGATAAGTGATCTATGAACTACGCCCAGCTTAGTCAGCTAGTTCAGCAGTATTGCGCAACGACGGAGTCGTCGTTTGTGGCCAATATGCCTACGTTCGTCGGTCTTGCCGAAGAGCGGAGCTACAATAGCGTCCAGCTTCCGGCTAT